CACGTTTCTTTTTTGAAGACTTTAAATTTCGAATGAGAAGCCGGAAGTTGCCACGCATGCAGCGTCAAAGTCTTGAGACGGTGGACGAATCTGCCCCTGTCTTGAGTGACCAACAACAGACTGTAGATTTTGTTGGTGACAATGGAGCCCAAGTTTGGGATTCTGCTAGTGGAGCTGAATGTGATTTATCTGACGCCATGAATGGTGTCGATTTAGGTGAATTTCTTAAGCGTCCTGTGCAGATTTATAGGAGAACGTGGCTGGAGGCTGATGGTATTGGTACTACGACGACTTTTAGTCCGTGGAATCTTTACTTTGCCAATAGCATTATCCAGAATAAATTAAACAATTATTCTTTTATCAGATGTGATTTGAAATTGACGGTCATGATCAACGCTTCCCCATTTTATTATGGGGCGATGATGATGTCCTATCAGCCTCTGCCAGCTTTTAACCCCTCGACAATTGTTGTGGGTGCAGGCACGAGACATTTCATTCCACTTTCGCAGCGACCGCACATGTGGATTTATCCACAGAATAATGTGGGGGGCGATATGGTTTTACCTTTCATTACTCCGCAAAATTGGATTAAAACCAATCTTGCGGCAAATATGACCGATATGGGTCTGATGACACTCATCAATTATACGCTTTTAGAAAGCGCTAATGGTACTGTGGGCACTGGTGTCGACATTACCATTTACGCGCATGCTGAGAATGTTGTATTGAGTGGTCCTACGATCGCATTGACTATGCAGTCGAAAGACGAGTATGGCAAGGGACCCATTTCAGGTCCAGCTTCTGCGATTGCTTATGCTATGGGAGCGTTGAAAGACGTACCCGTGATTGGGAGGTATGCTACTGCTACTTCACTGATTGCCAGTAGCGTTGGTAAAGCAGCTGCGCATTTGGGTTATTGTAATACTCCTGTTATTTCCGATACTCAACCCTATCGTCCATCGTTTGCACCGGTCTTAGCATCCACGCAGCAGGGGTATCCAGTTGAGAAATTGACATTGGACCCTAAGTGTGAAGTGACTGTGGACAATACCAACTTGGGCAATAAGGGTGGCGACGAATTGGACATTAAAGCTTTGGCTACGCGTGAATCTTTTTTAACCTCAGTGGTTTGGGATAGCACGCGTGCTGTGGATTATCGATTGTTTCAATCAGCTGTGGATCCATGTCTAGTTGACTATACTGCGGCGGTCAATCCAGCCATTTATTTCACGCCAATGGCGTGGATTGCCAATTTGTTTACCTATTGGCGTGGGGATATTATCTTCCGCTTTAGGATCATTAGTTCCCAGTATCATCGTGGTCGCTTCCGCGTCACGTATGATTCAACAGGATCGGCAGGCACAAATATTTCTAATACGGCGGTAAATCAGGCTGCGTGTTTCAATGAAGTAATAGACATCACTAAGG